ATTTCTTTTCATCCATCTCTATTCCTCCCAACTTTTATAAGTGACTTTCGCTCCTTGTTTCTCATACCACTCCACCGACTGTTTCAGATTCGGCAACGTATGAGAAATCATGCCAATACGTAACGTAGCTTCCGAAAATGATTGGTCAATCTCTACATGTACATGATTGCCATTCCAAATAGGCTTCTGTTCCTCATACAAAATATTGCCGTCTTTATCCGTAATTTCGTTTTCAACCCAATAGCGACTATTTTCGTCTTCGATGGCCTTTTTGTATGCACCTGCAAGGCTAGATGTTACTTGTAAAGTTAAAATCGCTTCGTGAAAATCATTCATCAAGATTCCTCCTTCTTATTCCAATTTATTTAAAATATCTACAAGCATCTTCTCCGTCTGTAACTCTTGCTATTAGACAATTCCTTGAAGGACAACTGGTCTCCAAATTCAATAAGTAAACTTCTAACTCGCTTGTCTTGAATAGAATCAAAACTTTCCAAGAAATCCGAATAATTATCTCTACCAACCATTTCTTCCATATTTGTTTTACCGAAAACTTTTGATTGTTTACTTTCAGTTGGCGTAATTATCTCTTTATTCTCCAACCACTCGTTGTAATTTTTATAATCAATAACTTCTTTTGTCTCATTATCACGTCTCAAATCGGGTTCATACCCATCGATAACGGTAATAGTACGACATCGGCAATTGCAATCCTCACTGGCAACGCCAAACATATGTGGTTGTAACGCCTTGTGCCCATCTACCTCAAAATACTCATCGATACCGACTGTTTTTCCATCGAGTTTACGGTGATTGGTACGCGTATCGCCATCTAGCGTGGATATCCATCGCTTGTTGGTTTTCAAACCTAGCTCTTTTGCGTGGTTCTGTGACTGCTGTCGAGTAACACTGGTAACACGTCCTGATTCCGTTCTAGCTATATTCCTAGCCCTGCGGTAATTTGCGCCACCTATTTCAGCAATCTGCACTGCCATTTTTTGCGTTGACCACCCCTTAGCAAAGCCTCTTGTAAGCACTCTGTTAAGGTTTTGTTTCATCTTGGTTGAATTCCCCTTCAATCTTGTTGAAAGCTTTCTTCCAGCAACTGGCGTATTGATTATGGTGGCTATTTGCTTATCAGTCATCATAGTAAAAGACAATGGTATTTTTTCTGACATTTCAAACTCATAAAAGAGTTCGTTATAAGCTGTCTGACCATCGTGCTTTAGAAAATCAAAGATATTCTTTTCTTGATTACCAGCTAACTGATTCGCTTTGGCATACATCTGACTACGAATAGCCTCTAAGCGTTCCTTTTGCAATTTCTTGCTGAATTTATCATCCAATTCAATCTCTTTGGACAGTTTGATAATGTCTTGCGTGATTTCTTCGGCTAAATCTTTGTACAAATGCTGTAATTTCTTATTGATACTCGATTCTGATTTACTGAGTAGTGATTCAATCTCCTTGCGATATTTTTTAGACATGGCTACTCACTCAATATCTTAATACGCAAGATATCCCACGAAGGAATCAGATATTTTCCAAGTTTTATACCCAAATTTGATTCGGTACTGAAAAGTTCAGGTAATTCTTCCTTTTCAGCCTTAGTATAACCTTTGATTGAACCACCACTTTTTAAATAAACTCTAATTTTCATCTTCTGGTACCTCCTCTGGTTCTTCGTAATCCTGTTGTTCTAGACGTTGCTGCACTTCCTCATAATCCAATTCCAAGACGTTACAAATGTACTCAAGTACTGATTCATCATCCAATCGAGTAGCAGCGTTTAGCAAATTATCAATTTCAACTTGCTTTCGTTCTGCTTTGATTTTCTCACGTTCTTCAATCTCTTTTTCGTTAAAGATAGTTGATCGTGTGATAATGATTTCCAGGTCATCCGTATGGTAATTGGTATTAAATCGGCGATTGATATCAGCAATAATCAGTTTTAGCATACGTTTGATTAATTTACGCAAGCGAATTTCAGCCTTGTTACATTTAAAATCCAACAATGAATAGCGTGATTGAATAACCACATTTGTGATATTCCCATCCCCGACTTGCGACGAATCAAACCCCATGCCGAACTTATATATGCCCTCTTTATCAACTTTCAGCTTTTCTTTTCGTGCCTCGACAGGAATATTGACAGTGTGAACCTCAATACCGCCATTTTCTCCTGTCCCGACTGCGCCACGGCTACGAAGGTTGTTAATCAGCTTTTCGTAATCGTCTCCTGGAAAGCCTTTGACTGCGAAAAACGGCTGGTCGTAGTCCTGTAAATTATTGGATAATGAACACGCCATTAAATCGTAATCGTCAATCAGTGCTTTAATTGGTTCTAAGTCAGTTGTTTGATATTTATTGTTGTCATAACGCAAGAACGGTATAAAATCATCAATGCCTAACGCTGCGCCTAACGATTGGCCATACGCTTGTTTGGTCTCACTATTAATCATAGTGTTAAAGTACGTTGGATTTACCTCATATGATTTATCCAGTTCAAAATCCTTATTTTCGGTTGCTACAAAATAATGGACTTTTTCACTGTCCCACAATTCCGCTTTGGTTACCGCGACTGTCTTATCTTGTTTATAAATTTCCGAATCGTAATAACGAACAATCGCAATCAATTGATTATTTTCATCAAAAATCTGAATAACTTTGAGAGAGTCAGCAACTGCAAAAGACAAACGGTCCTGATTTTTATTGAGCTTTGTATAAACAAACTCGTAACCTTTTTGATTACCACCGTCAACGACCTCTTGCAACATCAACTGGAATTCCTCATCAAGATACTCTTCAAGGTATTCTTGCAGTCCTTCTTGTTCAGTCAAGACCTCTACTGGATTGGACAATAAATACTGCGTTTTTTGGTCGGATAACTCTGTAAAGTACGAATGAGAAATCTTGATATTTGATCGCGCCGTTTCTTCATGTACTTTACCCTCGTTATCTACATAAAAGAATCGTAGGTCTTTGATATCGTGCTTGTGTTTGTAGTAATCAATGCCTTTGCGCATATTATCTTTATAGCTTGCAGCACGATCATTACTTACTGCCTGTTTAACTGCAGATGCTAGTTCTTCAATATTTTTAGACTTAAATTTGTTTGGATTCAAAGCATTCGCTCCTTTCGTTAATATAGCCAACCTGCACCTCTATCCATTGTTTCTGCAATCCCTGTAACTGAATCCGGTGCATCATCATGCGCGTTCTTCCCTTCGCGCTGATACGTTGTCATAGCTTCATAAAATTCCGGCCACCTCAACGCCCAATCTTCTGGGTAATACACGTTATTCTCAACCCAAGCGCTGTTTGATAGAATCCGCGATTGCTTGTTTGAGGACTGATGGAAATCCTCCCAGTAGGCTGATCGATAACCTAATTCTTTTGCTCGTCTTTCTGAATTGCGTTTGAAGCCACGTCCACCGTTATTTCCTTCGACTCGAACATGATTAACCTTGTTTCGAATAATCATATTGGCATGAGCGTTTTCGGTTGTTTCCATTGGTTCTTTCGTGTAGAGGACGTCTATCAAATACGCCTTGTGATCAGATGTTTCCGCCCAAACTGGAGAGGAAAGATAATCGGCTCCTTTATCTGCAGTATCCGTATAATTCCATATTTTGATGATATTGTCCGGTAATGTTTCATAGGTTTGGAATTTCTGATACAAACGACCTTTTTGGTCAATGGGTTCTTGCTGATAATTGGCATTAGCAATTGCAGAACCCATTGCAGCACGTTTCTTTTTATACTCTTCGTAAGTTAAGATGCCGGGACACAGCATTTCACGAGTTTCTTCGTTGAGTAATGCTTTTTCGATGACCGTACGCAACTTGTATCCCATACCAGGCATTTCAGCAATGACACGTCCGGCTAGATCTTTTGAGTGCCAACGGGTCATAATGATGATAATTTTCCCGCCTTTTTCCACCCGAGACAGCATTTGCTTTGTAAACCAATCCCAATGCTTCTGCAAATCATTTTCGTTTGTAGCTTCTTTAATCCCTTTAATGAGGTCATCGATAATAAGCAGGTCGAAACCTTTACCAGTAGCCGAACCACCAGG